CACCACAACTGGCACACCTATCAATGGTTATGAACTCAACGAATATGGCTTGTTGGCAGCATACTCAGCACTGGGTGTTACAAACCGTGCGTATGTTCAACGTGTGGATATTGACTTGACAGAACTAACTGCAAGTTTGACTCGCCCCACAGGCAACCCCAACAATGGTACATACTGGTTAGATACCAGTACCAGTCTCTGGGGTATCTTTGAATGGGATCAAACAGCCGCAACATTCACCAACCAGGTGCCTATTGTGATCACAGACACCGCAGATGTGGTTGATTATGCTGGTGGTGATTATACGCCCATCAGTACCATTGGCAGCATTGGTGATTATGCTGTGAGTGCTGTAAGTTTGAACAATCAGAATTACTACAAAAACTCAGACAATGATTGGGTGTTGTTGGGCTCAGACGATTGGAAAACTTCATGGCCCACAGTGCAAGGTACAAATTCAGTGTCAGGAGCTGGATTGCAGCCTGGATCTAACATGTACATCAATGGTACGTTGCTTACTGTTCCTGGTGCTGTTGCACCTGCCACCCTCACAACAGTGGCAGCTTTTGCCGCCTACATAACTTCTGTATTGGCAGCGTCAGGTATTACAGCAGCAGCAGTCAGCAACAAATTGACATTGTATGCAGACAGCTCTGCAACCAATGACGGATCCACAGACAATGGTGGTGTTGTCAGTATCCAAACTTGTAGTAGTCCAGGTACAGCACCTGTTTTGTTGACTGCATTAGGTATTTCTCCGGTTGAATATCGTGCTCCAAGTTATTTACCAGGCTACAGTTATCAAGCACCGCGTTGGAGAACCACAGACACAGCACCTGCTCCCACTGGGTCAGTTTGGCAAAATATCAGCACTGCCAGCAACGGCATGAGTTTGAAATTAAAACAATACAGTGCTGCATTAGACACATGGGTTGCACAAAGCAGTCCTGTGTATTCATATGATGGTGCAGCAAACTACGGACTTGATCCCACTGGAGGTGGTAAAAATATTCCAGTTGGTAGCACCTATGTGCAGTACAATTCAGAAGCATACAATACCACACCTAACCAAAATGCTGCTTTCCTGTTGTTGGAAAGAGTGGCATTGGGTGCAACAGTTGTAACTGGTATTACTACCCCCGGAAGCAATGGAGACAGTTTGTTTACTGCGACTAATCAGTTTAATATCTATGCTACTTCAGCTGGATCAGATGCTACCACTGGACCATACAGTGTGACATTGAGTGGTACCAGTGTTTCTTCTTTCATCACCGATATCAGCGCAGCCAACGTTCCATATGTAAGCGCCAGTGTCAACAGTGCCGGAAACATTGTGTTCACACACAGTCAGGGCGGTGCAATTTATTTGGATAACATAACAGGAACACCGGTTACCACTGCAGGATTTACATTGACAGGATCAACTCCTACACCAAAAGTTCGCCAAGATCAGGCAGCTGGATTTTTGGTTTTGAGTAATTGGGTCACTGCTGATTTGTTCTCCTACACAGCAAGTGATACTGCGCCTGATCAAAATCCAGCTGATGGTCGTTTGTGGTACTACAGCAGTATCAGCGACGTGGACATCATGATCCAAGACAATGGCACCTGGCAAGGGTATCAAAACGTCAACAATGACACACGTGGCTTTGATCTTACATTGACTAACGCTTCTGGCCCTATTGTGGCTGCCACTGAGCCTTTGACACAAAATGATGCAGCCGAAAGTCCACTGCAATACGGCGATTTGTGGATTGATTCAAGCGATCTTGAAAACTATCCCAAGATGTATCGTTGGGAACAGGTCAGCGGAACCGATCAATGGGTAGCAGTGGATACCACTGACCAGATTACTTCAAACGGTATTTTGTTTGCAGACGCACGTTGGGCACCAAACGGCACAACCGATCCAGTGGCAGACCCATTCCCCACAATTGAAAGTTTGTTGACCAGTGATTACTTGGACTTGGACGCTCCTGATCCTGCACTGTACCCCCAAGGTATGTTGTTGTGGAACACACGTCGTTCAGGCTACAATGTCAAGAGTTTCCAAAGCAATTACTTTAACTCAACTACATTCCCTGACGACACACTGCCTGCGGTGACCAATACCTGGCTCACTGCATCAGGCAACAAAGACGATGGTGCAATGTATGCTGGTCGTTTGGCACAACGCAAATTGATTGTGGCTGCAATGAAGTCTGGTATTGATACCAGCCTGGCTGCACGTGAAGAACAAAATCAATTCAACTTGATTGCTGCTCCTGGTTATCCTGAATTGTTGACCAATTTGGTTGCACTCAGCAATGAACGTGCTAACACACTGTTTGTTGTGGGCGATACACCAATGCGCTTGTCAAACAGTGGTACTGATCTGGTAACACATGCTACCAACAACAACGGACTTGGTGTGCCAACAGATGATGGCTTGACCATTGGCAGTGCTTATGCTGCTGTGTTCTATCCTTCATGCCAGACCACAGACTTGTCAGGCAACGCTGTGGTAGCACCTCCAACACACATGATGGTGCGCACAATTCTGCGCAGCGATGCAGTGAGTTATCCATGGTTGGCACCTGCTGGTACACGCCGTGGTGTGGTAGACAACGCTGATGCCATTGGTTATATCAACGCACAAACTGGCGAATTTGTACAGTTAGCAGTGGGACAAGGCGTGCGTGACATATTGTATGAAAACAATATCAACCCAATTACCTTTATCCCCGGTATTGGTATCACAAACTTTGGTAATAAAACACGTCAAGGTGCTACAACAGCACTGGATCGTATCAACGTTGCACGACTGATCTGCTTCTTGCGCGGACGCTTAGAAGAAATTGGCAAACTGTACTTGTTTGAACCCAATGATCAGATCACCCGCAACGAGATCACCAATACTGTTAACAGTTTGATGATTGACTTGATTGCTAAACGTGCGATCTATGACTATTTGGTTGTTTGCGATTTGAGCAATAACACTCCTGCACGTATTGACCGCAACGAGTTGTGGGTGGACGTTGCTATTGAACCAGTTAAGGCAGTTGAATTTATCTACATTCCATTGCGTATCAAGAACACTGGAGAAATTTCAGGACTCAATGCTTGATGAAAAAATGACCGGTTTCGACCGGTCATTGAATTAGGTAAATAAACACAACAGGAGATATAACAAATGGCAGTTTCATCATTACAGAGAATGACAGTACCCTTGGCCAGCGATCAAAGTTCGCCAACCCAAGGTCTGTTGATGCCCAAGCTCAAATATCGCTTTAGAGTGATGTTTGAAAATTTTGGTGTTAGCACACCAAGAACAGAATTGACCAAACAGGTAATAAGTTTTGCTAGACCTAATTTAACGTTTGAAGAGATTGCAATACCAATTTACAACTCAACATTGAAACTGGCTGGCAAACACTCATGGGCACCTACTTCATGCGAAATTCGTGATGATGCTTCGGGTGCTGTGAGCAAATTGATTGGCGAACAGTTGCAGAAACAAATGGACTTTTTAGAAATGAGTTCTGCTTCTAGTGGTATTGACTACAAGTTTACAACCAAGGTTGAAATTCTTGATGGCGGCAATGGCGCCAACACTCCTGTGGTCCTTGAGACCTGGGAACTGTACGGCTGCTATCTCAGCGGTGCTGACTACGGTGCATTGAACTACAGTGAAAATGCTCCAGTGTCAATTACCATGAGCATTGTGTACGACAACGCCAACCAAACACCTGAAGGCACTGGTGTTGGTACTGAGATTGGTAGAACTTTGGGTGATGTGGTAACCGGCGCTGGTGTCTAAACATGTCATTTTTTGGACAAGACTTCCTTAAAGGTATAGATCCAAATTTTGGCGGAAATCTAAAAAGTGGTTTCTTAGGCAACAACATCTTGCGTGATTACCAACACGCAAGCCGCACCTTTACTACCAACGCTTACGAACTCAAGCCTCGATACAAGTTCCTCTTCCATGTTAGTTTTACACTCAACTTGGCAGAGGTTCCTTATTTGCGAGGTGCATTTGGCAACGATGATATAAACAATCTTAGTTTGGCAGTAAAACAAATTGATTTACCAAAGTACAGCATTGAACACGAAACTTTGAATCAATACAATCGCAAAAGAATCATACAGAAAAAACTCAACTACGAGCCAATAAATGTGGTGTTTCATGATACCAGCGGTGATTTGATTCGCAAGATGTGGTATTACTACATGAACTACTACTACAAAGATTCTTCACAGCGATATCTTGACCCCAACAATACCAATGGCGCCAACGGGTTTGATGCACAACGCCAAGCAGGCTTTGGCTATAACGACAGAGATATCTATGCCAAAGAACGTGTGGGCAATGTCAACGACTGGGGATACATTGGCGAAGCATGGAATGACGGAAGCACTGCTGGCGCAGCCGGCGGCAAGCCTGCATTTTTTAGAGACATAAGAATCTACGGATTAGACCAACGCAAGTTTGCTGAGTATGTGCTGATCAATCCTTTGATCACCAGTTGGAGTCAT